GTCTTAGGGTCTCGTGGGCTCGGAGATGTGTATAAGAGACAGACATATCACCATCTTATTTATATTTAGTTAAACCAGCCCCGTGTCACATATGTTGACTGAATCCAATATGAACCAGGTGATAATGTACCATTTAAGTAAATTCTTCCACTTACATCCATATAGGCGTACCTAACTTGAAATAAATTATTATATCCGGCTACATACCACCCAAAATTTACTAAACCTCTTTCTGTAGTAGGTCTAGGTATTCCGGCGGGGAGCGTACACAATAATATCCAGCTCCCACCTGTTTCTGCTACACTCAACGATCCAACAAAGGTCATTAATTGTAGAGTGCTGTTATAGCTAACTTTAAGGGCAGGATCAAGATTATGTCCCAGTCTGGATATATTAGAATTAGGAGTAAAAGTATTTTCATTTAAAGTGCAATTTGTAAATGTTGTCCACCCTCCCCCCACGCTTATTTGGTCTGTTATTGTTTTAGCCGCATTAGCATTTGTATTAGCCGTATTAGCTGTACTAGCGGCATTGTTAGCCGTAGTTAAAGCCTGACTTGCATTATTACTAGCCGTATTTACAAGCGGGGTTAACGTGTTTACCGCTTGTTCAGCGCTAGTTGCTTTTGCAAGCGCATTTCCAGCGTCACTAGCGGCACCACTAATTTCGCTCTGATTTGTCTTCATTCCAGTGTCTATTTTAAGAAAAGCGTCATTCAAGTCTCCTAAAAAAGTAGGCTTATCTGTTCCTATCCACTGTGGAAGATCATAATTAGCCGTATGGTTTGTAGCTCCCATTATCAAAACCTCTCTTTCTTTATTCATTTACTTTCAGTGTATCGTACTGCGTTGCTGTGATACCATCCTTAGCAGTACCAACAGTAAGGTAATTTTTAAGTTTAGCTGTAATAGCGTCCACATCGTCCTGTAGATTATTTAAAGCCGTTGTAACTCTAGCAATCTGTTCATCAACATACTGCTTAGTAACACCGCTTGCCTGTCCCTGACTTAGTTCGTGCAAAGCGGTATCGATTTTAGTCATTGCTCCATTAAAATCTGTTAGCCAACTAGGCTTATCAGTTCCAACGAATTCCGGTAATTCATAATTAGCTGTTTTATTTGTAGCGCTCATTTTTTTCCTTTCTTTATGAAATAATTTGAGAAGCTGTACTATCGAATGTATATGCAGTAAAAGCATATCCGTCTAATGTAGTTGCGTCTTTGTCTTTTCCATCAAACGCGCTGGCTTCTATTGATAGTGGTCTGGTAGTCTGAACAAATCTATACAGCACATCCTGTATTCGATCATAGCTACCGTTTTCAAAGTCGAAAATATAGTGTGGATAATATTTTCCAAACCATTCTCTACCATATACATCAAATTTAATTGCACTTAAGTCCATGTTATCAAATGATGTACAGGTTATGCCGTAGTCATCAAATTCTAAAGCTGTAACTCCCCAATATCTCAATGTATCATAGATATCATTTACAACTTTATCAATGCTTTCTTTATAACCTGTAGTCGGATTAAAAATAAGTATTTTTCCTAGAATGCTTTCATCCACATATTTTTTAAGCTTTTCTATTTCTACGGCTATAAGTTGTTTGATACTGTTATCAGCGTTATCAATATAAGTATATACTTCAAAAATTCTTTTTGAGATTTCTTCATATACTTCAGTGAATTTTTGCCCTGTTTCAGTAACAAATTCCGCATAGGTTGTTTCTATGAATGTCGATAGTTTTCCATCAACTTCATTGATCTCATTTTCCAACAAAATGGTTTGTTTTTGGTTTTCACTATCAACATACGTTTTTAATTCATTTATTTTTTGATTCACATAGTTCTCAAAATCAACATTGATATTATTCAACGCTTCTATCACTTCGTTGATTTTATCCTGTATTTTACACATCTGATCGTATGGAGAAATTGAATCAGTGTAAGTTACTGGAAGAATTCTAGTGAACCTGCAACACCCGTAATAAGGTTTTAACATTTTAACCTCCTTTCTGATTAATAAATACCGAAAAAGAGATCGCTTAATTCTCCAATAATATCCGCATCTATATTCAAAAACGTGCTTCTAAATTTATTCAGCATATCTGAATAATTCTCTGTCCCGTTTTTCCCTGACACATGCTCTATATAATCCTCTAGGTTATTAAGCGTTTGATTGTTTGTCATATTTCCAGTATAATTACTTGTCGCGTTAGAAGAATTATTAACCGTGTCTTTTGTGGCTGTTGTCAAGTATTTCATGCTGTCAATACCATCTAATCCGCCTTGTGGTGTATTATTGAATAAATTATAGCTTTCTGAATTGCTTGTTGTATTAGTGTTAGATTCCCCGTTCCTGTTTTCATTGATATCCCTTTTTTCATCCCTTTTCCTGTTGTAAGTCCTGTATAAATCAGTATCAAACATGGGATTAAATTTGATTAACTCTGACTCATACAATTTATTATAATACGGCATGATTACATTAAACCTTGAATCTAGTTCAAGTAACCAGCGGCCAACCGTATCCCAGCATATTTCCCTGGTAAAATAATGTTTTATTATTTTTGTTTCAAGCACAGGTTTATAGTCAACATCAAATATAGGGTAATTGAATCTAAAAATTTTAGGCCTAGCCAGATTAATAACGCTATCAATTTCATCATATCCAGCCGGGGAAGTAAGTCCTGCAAATGACTCGCATATTGTTTTTAACTGAGCCGTATATACACTCATTCTTCCTCACCCCTTCCCTCCAAAATTTCTTTATCATCAACTATATTAAGATCTTCATTAAATTCAACACTTATGTTTAATTCAGGAAACATTCTGTTTATTTGATCACAAGCTTGTTTTCTGGATTCCAGAACGCTGAACCTGTTTGCCATGGTTCCTCCCATTGACCTTGAAACTTCATCGGAAATCAATCTTTCCCTTTTCTGATAACTAACATTTGATATTCCTAAAGCAGTAAGACATTCGTTCCATGTTTGGGTCTTAAGCTCTGTAAGCTTATCACTCACATACGGAGCGTCAGTTTTTAACACGCTTAAATTTTTTGTGTCAATGTATTTGTCTTTAAATATAACAGGTTCATTTCCATCATACTGTTGATACAGGTTTTTAAGTGTAAGTAACTGATTTTCAGCACATGTAATTAAAATAGGCGTTTTTTGTGCTTTTATATTAATATCAATTGTCCTATCTATTTCATATAGTTTTAAAGCATACAGTTCTATATCAAGCATACTAGGGGTGTGAATTAAATTGTTAAATATTAAAACACTATCTTCATTTGTTAAATTCATCTGATAACCGTTTGTGGCATATGCCATTCTATACTTTGGTATTCTATAGACGGTTAACTCACCACCTATCGTAGATTCCAATGCTAAATACCCCATAACGTCATCTCTGAAAAAACAAGCATAACCTTTACAACACAATACTAGCTCTAAAAATCTACTATCTACGCTAGGTGGTAAATTGTTCCACTTAAAGCGCGATATAGCTATAGATAATAGACGCTCATAATACATGATAAAGGTTTGATTATTTCTTTTTCTACTTTCCCAAAAGTTTCTATTTCTACCCATATAAGCTCCTTAAAATGGTGCGCTATTATCTAGCGAGTAATCACCCACCTCATCAGCATTTCTCCAAAAAGTTATTCCACGCTCATATATTCTTTTTATTAATGATAAATCTGAAGATGGGCAATGTCCATTTATATTACAATTTTTTACTTCGACGTAGTTCCAGTGTGGCCGACCAGATATTCTAGGAACTTTTACTTCATTTGTGGCATATCCGAACATGTCAAAATATGAATCAATTTTTCTAGCATATTCAGCATTAATAGACATATTGTAGCACCAAAAGTCAAGAGCACCCCTGGCATACATAGCATTTCCACTAATTGTACCTTGTATAGCTAGACCTCTACTTGAGTCTGCTATAGCCGCTACAGTATCTTTAGCCATTGAGCCAGCCGTTATATAAGCACCTGTAGCCTGACTCTTTAACTCATTTACTCCACGATCAACATAACCTTCTGTTCTGTAGTTTGTTAGATTATTAATCGTGTTCATACTGTGATTTATTTGGCCTGTTATCACGCTAGTAATCATGTTTATCCCAAATACACCGACATTTTGTGCTACCCAAGCCTTATACGAATCTATAGCGTATGGACATTGCGGAAAACCATCTATAACCAAACATTCATTGTATCCGTTTGTTGCACCTTTATAATTTTTAGGCTGTAGTAAAACACTAGGATTACAACTAACCTCTCCAGACAATTCAAATGTAACAAGCATATTATTTTTTGTTTCGTCAAAAAATTCATACCTATAAGTTGCAGTTGCGCCCATTGAATTATTAACCAAAACAAAACAATAAGGATATGTCAACAACTTTTTATTTCTAGGCGTATATCCGTCTAAATTTGATGGTCTTCTGCTATGCTCATAATTTTTAACAACCGATGTATTAAAGGGAGTCATATCAAAAAATTCTTTTGAAGCCATGAATATGCATACAATACCATCTTTTTGATTCTTTTCGGTTACTGTATCAATGTCGTTATTTAACCTGTTCACACCGTCTTCTGTGATATCATACCCATAATATTCTATTCCTTGATATATACCGCACATCATACCTCTTGCTCCGCCTGACACTACTCCGGCAGATAGAGCCATGATTATAATATGACTCTGGCTTAATCCTGCTTTAGATGTGTAATTGCACACATACTCTCCAATAGGAAGACTCTCTCCCTGTAAATTATCGCCGGGTTTATCTGTTAATGGATGTTCACGAACAACAAACGACTCTTTCAATGTGCAATGGAAAAACCATGTCTGCATTACATCAATTTCATAATAGATATATGTGCAAGCATTATTTACATATTGTACATTTGTAATAAAAGCGTAAAACCATGTATTATCATATGCTGTGTTTTGAAACATCATATAGTTACAATTATATACATCGCCCGGATTAACGTCTATTCTTAATACACCATCATCTATTCTTTGATAAGATAGTTCGGTAAAATTGAGTTTAGTTTTACCTAGAAAGAAATTAATCTGTTGTGACATACTTTCAAAGTATAGCGTGTTTTTATATGTATTATCAAGTGGTATATCATATAATAATCTTAGTTGCGTATTTGGTGTTATATACATATGAACTCTTTTCTAAGGTAGAGGGCTTTCGCCCTCATTCCTTATGATATTGTGATTGTACAGGTTCCGGATTTATTCGTATCGTATGTGCTAGTAGCTGTAATAGTAACTGAGCCGCTTGCCCCAGTTCCAATTGTTACAAGTCCGTTAGAATTTACTGTCACGTTTTCCGAACTGCTAGACCAGGTAACAGTTTTAGGAGCAAAGTTTGTGCTAACAACTTCAGCGCTTAGCTGTATAGTTGAACCTACAGAGCCACTAGCCGTTGAAGGCTCTACTGTTACGCTAGTGATAGTCGGCGCACCTGGGACGAATACGACAGCATTATGGAACGGAGAAATAGAAAATGTTTTCCAGGTATGGTACCAATAATTCCAATATAGCCCTTCCCCGTTGTACTGCTCTGTAAAGTTGTAAAAGTTATCAAAGATCATAAAGAAATATCTATCGACCATTACAGCCGGAATATTGTCCAACGCCTGTAAATCATCTTCTGATATTTCTGTGTAATTAGGGTCTTCAGCGAACAGTAATTTAAGGCGCGCATTGTCAAGGTTTCCAAAGCTATCCACAAGAACACGTCTACCCATAAATTCAGCTTTATCCATGTTAAAAGCGGAAGCTAAAACTTCAACGTCCATGGTGGCGTCAAATTTTGCGTTAACCAGTATATACTGATCTGATTTGTTTGTGTAAGTCTCTACACCATTGTAGTTATATTTATTGCTCAAAAATTCTAAAGAATTTGAAACGCCCTTAATAGTTGCTACAATAGATTTCATATTTTCGGTAGAAACTGTGTCAATCTGATTAGCATAAATATTTCCAGCAATCAAGTGTTTTGCAAGAAGATATTTCATGGTTATAAATTCGTCGTAGTTTGCACCTGTGTACATAGCATCTACAATTCTAGCAATTAAATCAGTAATTCCGTTCCAGCTCAAAAATGCCTGGCGAAGCTGATCGTTGGAAATAGTGGCCTTATAGAATTTGGTATAATTCATTACATGAAAAGCCGCTCTTACATCAGGAATTTCCCGTTTGAAAATTGTGGTTTCAGACCTTTCCTGATTGAATTCAAACGGTTTTGCAATGTTAACAAAAATTTCTTCGATTGTTTCACCAAATTCAAGCATTCCCTGTTTCATAAATGCCCAGGGATTGCGATATAACTTAGACGTTACAAGCACCATGCCTATTCTGTTTACAAGAGCAGATAAAAACTCATTCTGTAAAGCTGGATACTGCATGATAATTGCACCAATTTCTCTTACAGAATCAAGTGAGCCTTCTGCGTAGGGAACCATATCCTGATAGTTAGGGCTTGCGTTAGCTCTAAGCGTATTTAAAATTTCTACTGAATTAGCATTAAGCGTTTTTACCTGAGGTTTAGTCGGCATAATTATTAACCCTCTCTTTCTTCAAATAATTCTTCATAAGTTCTTTTCTTACCATCGTCTGAAACATTTTCTTTTTGTTCCTCTACAACTCTTTCCGGCGTTGTGATTGCATCGGCTGAAGCATTAAAGCGTTCCATATACCGTCTTCTCCATTCATCATCATTCTCTCGATATCTGGATTCCCAATCAACGCTGGCTCTACTCTCCCAATCTCTCAACGTGTCTGTAACATCTTCTACTAACTGAATAGCATCATCTGAGATATCATCACCGATACGCCTTCTAACGATATCCAATAATTCTTCTGTGGTTCTTATAGCCATATCCTTTATTTCTCCTTTCATTTTTTAAATACATGAACAGTAATTTTGACTCTTGTATTTGAGGTGGTTGCGGTTGTTCACCTCCGCCCGCATTTAAATCAAAAATATCACCACCTGTTACTAAAGCGTTTAAAGCTTTATCCCTTTGTGAGATAGGTGTGCCGGGCAGCCATCTTCCAGCGTCTCCGTCACCGTAAGTATCATATGTATAATTTATGATATCGACAGGTGACATATTTGCACAATTTGCATATTTTCTAGCCGCTGTTATTGCCCCGCTACGGATAGCCATGGAAAACAGTGAACCTAATACTACTGCACCTTTATCCTTAATATCATAATTATAATTGTTAGTAATATAATCAATAGCTGGCTGTAAGTATTGTTCTATAGCTACGGCGTTTTGTGCCGCTAGAAAATCCGCTGTATAATTAATTGCATAATTCGCAAATAATGAATGTAGGATATTGTTATTTACTAGCTGAGTATTTCCAGCCCCCAATGATATGAATGGCGTAAACCCGTTAAACTGCGGATAATTATTGACACAATACTCCAGGAAAGGTACTAGTCCATATCTATAGTCAAATTGATATGCTCCATAAGCTCTCCCTCTGTCACCCATTACTGCGAGAGATTGCGTACTGCCGTAAGGGAATCCAGATTCATTTGGAACCCACCCCATCCAAACGTTGTAACTATTTGCGGGCAGTGCTCCGTTTCCATATTTATATACATACGTATATGATGCTGGATCGCTTGCATACGTATTGATGGACACTTGTTGATCTAACGGATATGTGTCAGTATGGGCGCCCATGGTGATTCTATTTTGATAGACCATTTCAGTGTGTCCACGTCTCCAGACTATATCACCAGCATTCCATTCAACGCTTGCCGGGTGCTGTGTAAAACCTGCGCCTATTAGATAATCTGGTTCACTGGCCGTTGTGAACCACGGATTTGTCTGAAAAAAGTTTCCTACTGTTAAGCCTTCAGACAGTAGACTAGAGCAATCATAATATTTAATCCCATTTACAATTTGCCCTTGTCTGTAAGCTTGACTATATCCAACGTTTGGCGCATTGCATTGTCTTATTACCCAATTATAAGCGGCGGTTATATCTGGCATTATTTTACATACACCTCACCATTGTATACACCTGCTACCCACCCTGACGGGCATCTTAACCAAATATCTTTTCCAACTTTTTTAATCTCTAAAGCTGTAATTACTGTTCCAGAGTCTAAGCATCCGTTTTTATCCTTGTCATGCCTTCGCCCATCTACTGTTAATTCATCGTGTGTTTTAGCCCTGAACATAATTCCGGCACCTGTTCTAACGCACATATTATATTGTAGTGTGTAGTCATAACCCTCATTATAGGTATAACCTGTATTTGTGTTTTGCCCAGAGTATCTCAAATGATAATCCCACGGGTGACTATAATAGGAGCGGATACAAAATTCTTTACCAGTCTGATCGCCAGATTGTCTTCCAATAATATCGCCGTTTTCATCGATTGAAGCGTGTACAATATTATCAGCATCAACGCACATTACAACATGAGAACCTACAGCAAGAAAAATATCCCCACGCTTTCTAGTGGTATTAATTGGTATAGATTTAAACCCAACATTAATAAGCTGATTATATAAATTTCTAGTGGTGGAAAATTTAGATACGTTAAACCCACCTACTATGAGTGATTCAGATATAGATGACGAACAGTCATAATCTGGGCCGTATCTGTTGACCTGTGAATATCCGTGTTTATCATCGTTGGCTAAGTCAACCATATGCTGTACAGTTTTTTCAATGTCACCCATGCTATACCTCCTTGTTGATTAAATCCATCTTGTCACATAATTTCTGAATAACCAAAGTGTTATTATTTAATGCTTCTGTTATTCCAGACATTTCAGAACTATGCTGATCGTTTATTTCCTTTATCTGCTGTCTTTGCTTGTCGTTAGAATCTTTTATGTACCATACTAATATAATACACATGACAATCGGAAAACCTAATGATGAAATCACGCTTGCTATACCGTTCCAGTCCATAAATGGCTCCTTTCTTTGATCTATATTATTAATTATATCATAAGTATTGCATAATTACAAGATGTATGTTATAATTAATTAAAAGAATATTCATATATTTATTAAGGATGTGTTACAAAAATGTTACAAAAGTATTACGATGGAACAAAGCTTTTGTCAATGAAAGATATAAACGGTAAGAGACCTGAGCTTTTCATAACAACGGGAAATCGTTCATCAGGTAAAACTACTTATTACGGACGATATTTTATGAACAGATTTTTCAAGAATAAAGAAAAATTTGGGTTAATATATCGATATAATTATGAGTTAGATGATTGTTCAGACAAATTTTATAAGGACTTATCTAATTTATTTTTTCCTGGTACTACCATGAAATCTGAAAGAAAAGCTGGCGGAATTTTTCATGAGCTTTTTGTTGATGAGGTTAGTTGCGGTTATGCTCTTTCTTTGAATAGTTCGGATCAAATTAAAAAATACAGTCACTTATTATCTGACATAACGAAACTATTATTTGATGAATTTCAAAGTGAAACTAACCACTACTGTTCAGATGAAATAAGAAAATTTATATCGTTACACACTTCAATTGCACGTGGTAATGGTGAGCAAGTTAAATATGTTCCCGTATATATGCTTTCTAATGCAGTAACAATCATCAATCCGTATTATGTTGAAATGGGTATAACAGATCGGTTGAAAAATGAAACTAAATTTTTAAGGGGCGATGGTTATGTGCTTGAACAAAGTTTTCTTGAAAGTGTTTCGGAAGCTCAAAAAGCCAGCGGATTCAACAGGGCTTTTAGTAATAACAGTTACGTTGCTTATTCTTCTGAAAATGTTTATCTCAATGACAATACATCTTTTATAGAAAAGCCTGAAGGCACGTCCAATTATTTATGCACTATTAGGTATAATGGAAATGATTATGGTGTAAGAGAGTATGCTACAGAAGGTGTTATATATTGTGATTCAAAGGCAGACAGCCAGTTTAAATTAAAGATAGCTGTAACTACAGAAGACCATAATATTAATTACATAATGCTTAAAAGGTGTGGCTTTTTGATTAACACCCTTAGATATTATTTTGAAAAAGGTTGCTTTAGATTTAAAGACCTTAGATGTAAAGAAGCTATATTAAAAACATTATCATATTGATATCTAAAACCGCCAGCGTATATGTATGTAGTAGGGAGACACGTTTTAAATGTAACGCCTGTTATATATCCATCAATGTCAGATGCTTATACGCACCGGTTATTAAGATATAATAAGAGAGGGAGCAATCCCTCTCTTTAATGTTATGAAAAAGCATCGTAAAAATTTCTTTCCATGGTTTTATATTTATTTTCTAATTCTTCATATTTCTCTGTTAAGTTTATATTAATTTGCTTTAAATCATCCCTTTGTTCTAATAAATGTGCGATTAATTCATATTGACGTAACAAATAATTAGTTATTTCATCCAATTGCCTTGAAAGTATATCTTGAGCTACTATTTTATCATATAACTTTTCAAAAAATTGAGTGTAAATATATTGCGTGGTATTAGCAGAATAGACACCTTCAGGGAATGGTTTAAGAATAAATTCTTTTGCTATCGCTCTTATAGTATCCTTTAAATCTTCAAGACAATATTCCATTTCTTCTATATATTTTATCATTTATTTTACCTCATTTCATATGTTGTTTCCTTCAATATAGTTCCGCCCTTAATTCTTTTTGCAACTAATTTACCCTCTAATTTTAATCCAACCTTAAAATCTGTTAAATCATATTCACCTTTTTCTATTTTATCAATAAATATCTTTTTACTTCTTTCCGGTATTCCGGCACCTTTTACATCATAATAAGGTATATCAATCTTTCTCTGGTTCTCATGAGTCACATGCTCAATATATGTTTTCTGACGTGTAAATATAGCTCTATCCCAAAACGATTCTAATTTCCAGTGACAAAACTTAGATTCATGCACAGGTATATCAACTAAATCTTCAGGCGACATATCGTCACAGTGTAGACTGTCAGTATCAGCATACGCAAAACCTGGCTTGTCTGCACCATAAAAATTTTTTTGTGCCGCACGTATGGTAAAATTTCTTGCATATGATGTTATAGCGGATCCACACGGTATATAACCAGGTTGTTTCTTGTTTTCTTTGATGGGCTTAAACCCTATAGAACCATTATCTTTAATGTATGCAATTTTAAATGAGCTATCGTCAGAAGCCGCTAACTTACCGTAAAGGTTATTCATAAAAAGCTTTGCTAATGTCCGTATGGCTCCTTTTGATTCCTCTTTAATTTTTTTGTACAAATTAATGTATTCATCAAATAGCCCTATCTCTGAATGGAACCAACACCCATCTAATATGACACAGTCGACAAGTTCGTAATGCTCCTTAAACAATATCCAGTCTATCATTGTTAGAGTTAGAGTAACCTCAGTTGACTTTACTGACCCATCTGACATAATTAATTCCTGACAATAACTATTTTGCTCGTCGTCCCATACATCGCTTGTAGTCAAGCACACATTTCCTAAATACATAAATGAGTTTTTTATCTGTATAAACGGCAACATGCCATCTTTTAAATAAAATCTACATCTTACACGCACAAAATAATACGCATGTTCCGGCATGTCAGGTATATAGTCACCGCTCCAAAATTTCGGTTTTCCCACTGGATAATAGTTTCCGGAATCAGAATGCATTTCAGATGGGTACAACGAGTTAACATCTGCTGTCAAACCATTTTTTAATATCCTACCTTGCTTTCCTTCTACGTAATAGCACCAACCACCCTTATAAGATCGCTTAATATATTGGCCTGCATTTTCAGCTCCGTAAGTTTTTTTATCTAGTAATATATCATACATATTTGGGAATAATATGTTGTAATATTCCTTGTCATATGTACGTTTAAATTCCTTTAAACAACATGAGCCTATAGTTAACGAGTCATGGCCCTGATCGAACATTATTTCAAGAGCTTCTTTTACGACTAATACATCATTTGCAATGTACTTTTTCTCTTTAGGCGTTATTTCACAACCTGAGAATCTAAATCCCTTGTATTCCATATCAAGTTTTTTGTGTTTTGTCCCAAAACTTTTACCAATTTCATCCACGCTAAATGGTAAAAGCTTCAGGGAGTCACGTATTTCTATTATCTTATTATTTACTTTTATGATAATATTATACCATGCTCCACGATCTGAAATAGAATACTTAAATTCCTTATTTAACATTTTCTTTTCTGACTTCCATTCTATAAGCTCACCTTGTTCCGTCTTTATCTTGAGATAAGCCTGTTTAAATCCTAGATTTTCTATTAAAAATGGTAGCCAGAAAGAACCGTCAAATTTTAAGTTGTGATAGTAAATACATATATTACCCGGAAGCGCTTTTAAATAATTAAACGTATCAAGTAGTGAGTGGTGTATTATCACGCTTTCAGAATATAACGGAACTACAGCAGATGCCCATACCTCTGTATACTCTTGATTATCATATACTGTAGTTTCAAAATCTCCTACAAAGTAAGTAAAATCACGTTGTTTCATACGATTCTAAACCGTCTAAAATGTCTGAGACATTAATTACATCCTCATTTGTCATTCCGGGCAAGTCTCCAAACATTGCTTGACAATAAGATATAATTGCTGAGATGCTATCTCCAAACAGTTTTGAGCGGTTTAGATAGTCTGATAATGATTCTGCATTATTTTCAAGCCTAGTAGCCACTGCTTCACGTCCTGATATGTCTATTGCGTTATTAAGTGCTTGTATAACAATATCAGACACTTTTTTTGGAAAACCTAATATCTGTCTACGATAATTACGGATAACAATATCAACAAAAGATGCTCTAGCTTTTTTAGCTTGTTTTTTTCGTAATATACCTTTATAGGCCGCTTCTCTTCTTTCTAGTTTTCTGCCTTCTACACCCGATAAAATTTCGCCCGTATCTTCCACAATATAAATAGAATAAGAATATAAAATACTCGGGGTGATTTTGCTTAAGTCATTTACCGGGGTATTTCTTATAAGATACGATACATCTTCATTGTTAAAGACAAACCCTCTTGCCGTCGCATTTTTAATAAAGCGTTTTATTCTTCTTTCTTGACGTTGTCGCTCTGTCATGTTAAAGCCCCCTTTAATGATAAAGCCCCTACCCTAATAAGGAGGGGCTTTATTTTTTAAATTATTCTACAAGTTATGAAATCTTTTCCTTTGTAATTTTTGCTCTCTCTTCGGTACACCTTAATGCTGTAATTTTCCTCTCCCTCATCACACATAACCTCATAAATGTTTTCAAATGATTTCCAAAAACTTTCTGAGCCTGTTACATATGACTGACCTTCTTTGTCGATTATGACATACTTTTTATAATCAACTGTATCCGATTTCTCATTATGCACATTAATTACAAGCCATTTGTCTACATCAACAATAAGATCGCCCGATTGTGTTGCTTCGTCGAGTTGAATTGCATCCATTAAATCAGTATACCTAAGCTTTTCTCTTGCTGTCATCGTCCATGAGCTATCCTCTACCATTGCTTTGTATGTTGTGTCCATCATTCAACCCCCTTCTTAGACGCTCTGGGCGGAAGTTCCACAGCGTGTTCGATGAAAGTCTCTTCCGGCATTCCATAAAGCTTTTCACAAATCGTGAGTTCAACTACAGCTGTTGGGATTCTTGAGGGACTTGTGTAACTCTTTCTAAGAATGTTCATCGCCTTGTCTTTGTTTGTGATTTTCCCAGGAATGTTATAAGTTACTTCTTCCAGTACGTTTTCAGATAGATTAGCTGTCACTGCTTTTACTTCTGTTGATAAAATTGTGCGTGTTACCATTTTTGCCATTTGTTTTCCCTTTCTGGACTGTCATCATCAGGCACGGGTAGTCCATCTCCCGGCGACACCTCAAGTGAGGTGTTTCGACTTATATCTTGTTGATTGAAAAAAATTGGATATCAATGTATTTACAGTTTATATATTTCAAAATCAATAATTCTGGTATGCGTGTGCTAGTTTCGCATAAAAACCTGAGTTTATAAGTTGTATTTATATATTCGACAATTAATGTCTCTGTATTCTCTTCCCAAAACTGATAGCACAGTTTCATATTTTGAGACTCAATAAATTGCCCTACAATATCATTTAACATATCTACCTCACTATTCTGGCCGGGTGTGGCGACCCGGCCTATTCAGGAGTTCGGGGGCTTCATTTTCTGCCACAATTAGAGTATAGCATATTTTAGTGCTATAATGGTTACAAAAGTGTTACAAAAGTATTACGTTTTCAATCAATTGACCTTTCAAATAATCATGCATATTTTATTCACCTCCTTATCCAGTTCATCGCCATTTTTCATACATTGCCATCACTTCAATTTCATTTTCCGCAAATTGGTAAGCGTCATGGTTCTATTCTTCTTCGCTGTTCTCGTGTGCTGCGTTGAACTCGTCTTCAACTTCTTCTAGTGCTTCGCTGATTGCCTGAGCTAACAAGTAGCATCTGATAGTAACGTCCATCCATTCAAATTCTTCATTAAAGAATTTTTCTCCGACTGTTTCCGTATTAGTTCCAAACTCTTCGCAAGCCTCATATAACAACTCGATGTTATCCATAACATATTCCTGAGCCTGATAGCGATTAAATGTATAACTTCCGCTTGCGTTTCCGGTTACGCTGTCCTCTGTCCATAAGTCATCATTTAGTGACTGCTCTAACTCTTCCAAGTCTTCAAATTCTGAGAAGTTTACTTCATTTCTGATATAATCCAAAACGTCATTCTTTACTGCTTCGTTGTAGTTATAAGTTGTGTTTGTCATAATTCCCACCTTTTAACCTTTCTATATATGTATTACGTTTTCAATCCCCGAACTGATTGGCAATTACCATAATTAACTCAGCTATGATAATTATTAATAATATGTTTGTCATATTACCTCCTTTCAAGCCCCGATTATTCTAGCGTTTACTCAATCTCGATATTAAATTCAGATAATAGTAAATTGATAAATTCGCAATCAAGCTGTAAGTATCTTGTTAAAAATTCTTCCGGCGTACAAGGCGCAAGCTCGCAGTGTACTTGTTCTCTAATTTCATCAACCATATATGCGGCGATATCATCCAGCATAACTTGATTTACTTCTGACAATTTTTTCATTGTTATTCCTCCTTATTTTGTTTTATCTCTTATCTTTATTACATTTATAGTATAGCATATTGATGTTACTATTTCATCACTATTTTTTTACATTTATATTAAGTTATTTTTTTAACAATCGGTGCTAGCTTGAGCCACGTAATGGGTGGAACCTCAAGGGGGGTCTCGACGAGCTGTCTCTTATACACATCTGACGCTGCCGACGAATAGCCTTGTGTAGATC